GGTCATCTAAACCAATTAAACCACCATTAATACGTTTAGTCATTACTTCAAAAGCATCTTTAGTGCCTTCATCAGCCAGGGCGTTTAACCCTTTTTTATTCCAAAACCAGCCAGCCGATAACATGGCGTAACGGGGTTCTTCTAAAAAATGGGGCTGGGCTATCAAGTCAATGCCTAAAGCTTCGCCACAATGCGTATAGTTCTCTTTACCGGTAATTTGAATCAATCCACGGCCTATAAATTTGGCGGCATCTTCCGGTGTTTCATTGCCCATGCGGCCAACATAAACCTTGCTGGCTATTTTTTCAGGTTGGCGTTCATATTGCGTTGCAGTATCCATATCAGGAAACCGGCTTGGCCAGGTTGCCATTAATGCTTTAGCCGAATAATTTAAGTTTTCTTTAGTAAATTTAAAGTTACCGGATTCATGAAGGGTTTGCCCTAGGAAACACGCCTGGCGTTGCGGCGTATTAATTTGGTATTTATCAAACGTTTCGTTTAATGGGTCAAGCCATTGTTCGCCAAGGCCAAGGGCTTTTAATTGATCATTAGTCATTTTATGGGCGTTGAATTATGAATCATTTGGTCTTTGGCTTGGCTACTAGCTGAAGAACCAAAGTAAAAGGCAATAATGCCTGTCCAGGCGGTTCCTAAAGAACCTAACATTAGCATTAGGGCATCGGAAGTTTCAATTTTGCCTGACATTAAACCGCCTAAAATACCAAAAAATCCAATGGTTACAAGAATAGATAAAGCTGGCGGTATAAAAGACTTGGTTTCTTTTTGTAAGTCACGAGCCGATGCACGGTCTTGTACGGCTAATTGTTCAAAGTTAAGCCCTAATTCTTGTGCCTGGCGTTGTAGTTCAATTTCAGCTTGTTTAAGACTAGCTATTTGATCAGCGTTTAACTTACCACTATCAATGACATTTTGAACTTTATCTTCATCAATACCTAAAGCTTTAGATACCGCAGTAACGGCCAAACCAGCCAATGGGCCACCTAAACAAGTGGCAATAGTAGGTACTAATTTTGATAACCAATCCATAATTTATTCCTTATGCGTAACAAGCCAATGAACCCCAATAAACAAAACAAAATGTCAAATAAGCTACCATTTGTACCCCCAAGTAAAGTACCAAGCAAATACCGCCGCAACTGCAAAGCAATAAAACTGTAAACGTTTAATAGCTTTCAATTCGTGCTGGTATTCTTCATTGTCTTTTTTGCGTAAGTTTTCTATATCCACTTTAATTTTTAATACTGCTTCCCATTCTTTTGCGCCGTATTTCTTAACAAAATCAATCTTTAGCTTGGCTTCTTCATCATTTATTTGTTTGTTGTGTTGCCATTGTTTTAATGCTTTTATTAATGCTTGTTCTTTTTTAAACTCTGCTTCACGCCTAGCCCTTATACGGTCATTTGCTTGTTTTTGGGCTAAATCTAATCCGTCATTCTGAATGTTTTCAATGCTTTTAGATAAACCTTTACTAGCTTCTCGGCTTGCATCCAAGCTACTGGAAAGAGTTTTTACTCCTTCTGTTATTCCATAAGGGTCTGACATTACTCATTACTGTAATTTAAGTGCAATAGAAATAAGAACTGCAATCATAAATCCAGCAGAAGCAATTAATATTTGTTCAAGTCTTTTTAAACGAGCATTAATTGATTCGTAACGAAAAGCACAAACTTGTTCGTGAGCAGATAAAGCGGCTTCGTTTTTATCAATGGTAATCATATTATGTTTTCATGATGTACGCTAATGCGTAGTACGGCGGCAGATTTGCGTTAGTTCCGCTTGTTCCGGCATTGGCGTTTGTTGTAGTTACGGTAATACCAGTTGAAGCTGATTGGGTATTCATTGTTGAACCATTGCCTATTGCTGTAGCAAAAGCCAAACCATTTGAAGCTGGCCCTGAAATTGGAAATTGTGCAATACCGCCCGTATAATTTGTTTCAGCATGAACGTGTGTAGGATCTGTAACAACAGAAGTTGCAGTATGGGTATGGGTTACTACAATAGCATCGGCAGAACCACCAGTTGCCGCTACGGCATAGTTAGAACCAGCGCCAATAACAAAACGGTCACGCAAATCTGGCGTTGAATTAGTGCCATCACAAAGAACATAGCCAGTAGGAACAGAACCTAAACTTCCTGACCAAAGAATAATTGCACCAGTAGGTAATGATGGGGTAGCAGTTGGGGCGGCTTGCAATATTGGATAAAGATTATCTAAAGTTTGCAAAGTAACTGCCGCAGAAGTTTGAATTACAAACTTATAGCTATAACCGGTTTGCATCCATATTTCGCTTGGTGTGCGGCCATAAGCATCTAAAACAATAGGATTGGTATTAGCAATAGTGCCATTTACGGTTGTGTAAGTAGTCAATAAAGTGCTAGAACCAGCTTGGTAGGTATAAATCAATCCACCAGCATTAGGCAAGCCATTATTGTTAAAAAATTGTTGGCCATTACCAACTGGGGATAAAAGTACGCTTGCCATGTTATTTACCTTCGTTTTCTAAATCTTTTAACATATCTTTAATTGGGCGCTTTACCCCAGCACCTAATTCTAAAGATTCTTTTATTTTTTTGTTAGCGGTTAGTTTTTCCATTGCGGCTCTGCCCATACTTCCAATTGGTGAAGTTGTTTTGGCATTAATACCCATTTCTATGGCATTAAATGCACCTTCACGCATCATTGCTGGAACAGTACCACTTGTATTTGCAAAACCTTTGCCACCAACGTGTTCAGTCAATCTAGCCAAATCAGCCAAATCTTGAAGATCAACGGCAGTTTGGTTTGGCATAATATCAAAAAGCTTTTTCCCAACAGTTTTATTTAACGCATCATTAAATGATTTTTGATTAATAACGCCTTTAGAACCAACTGCAACGTTTTCAAGTTGTTTAATTAAACCAGCTTGGGCGGCTTGATGGCCTAATGTATCTTGACCAAGTTCACCCATCAAACGTTTAACGTCAGCGGTTGTGCCATCAACAACAAACTTTTTAATAAATTTATCAGCGGCTACGTGTTCTAGGCCATTGGCTAATTCGCTATCTAAACGTGTATCTTTAACGGCTACACGGTATGCTGGGTTGGTATCTAATACTTGATAACGTTCACGAACTGCATTTCTAGCTAAATCTGCTAATGGTTTTATACCTTTTAAATCTTCTGACATTGGTAGTTTTTCAAGTTCTTGGCGAATAATGCCAGCAACTCTACGTGCGTTTCCATTAGGATTAGAACGCATTTCTTCAGCCATATTGGTACGCAGATTTTCAAATTCATCAAACGTCATATTTCCACGTTTTTGGAAATCTTCAAGGTCTTTAAGGTATGACCGCATATTGTCTGAAGCATACGATTTAAGAACTTTTTTGGATAATTCAGCATCTACATCAGCTTTAAGTTTATTAGTGTCAATTGGGAAATTTCCACCATTGGCTTTTTCTAAAGCTTGATATTTAGTATTTATATCAGCCAATCTTGCTTTATCTTTAACCAATAATTGATCAATTGCAGTTTGACCATAATCAACAATGTTCATGCCACCAGGTAAATCAGGGGCGGCTTTTTCAGCCAACGTAGAAAATCCTTGGGCAATTTTGGCATCACGGTCTTGTAACCGAGCCATTAAATCTTCGCTTTTTGCCCGTTTATTAAATTCATCTGACATCATGGCGGCATCTTGCAATGCTTCGCCTTTGGTCAATTGGTAATTAAATTTATCGCCTTTAAGTTGATTTTCAAGGGCTTTAATATCTACCAATTCAGTTGGGTAAGAACTTATTTGTGCCCGTAATTCAGGGCTTGCACTAGCCAACATAGCATCAACGGTTGCTTTATCCGGTGTTGCCATAGCACCTACGCTACCGCCTGGGGCAGTTCTACGGGCATTAAATTGGGCTATTAACTGCGCTTCAGAAGGCATAACGGCACCACGTACCGCTTGGGCACCAGTTTTAATTCCTTGGCCAACTGCTTTAACGCCCTCACCAGCCAATTGTGCGGTTTGCTTAACACCAGGCAATAACATTAATTCAGGGTCATATATGGCCCCTTTGACCATTTCACCTACTATGGTACCAGGATGTTCAGTAACGGCTTTGTAAACGTTTTTAGCGGTTTCAACTGGGCTTTCAACGGCAGTCTTGACACCTTGCACAAATCCTATGGCTTTTTCTTCTAATTGCTTTTTATCTTGTTCAGTAAATCCTGGCAATCCTAATGATGCACCAGTATATTTAGCGGCAGAAGCAATTAAACTTTTATTTTTAAAATCTTCATATGACATTTCGCCAACAGTTTTTCTAAAATCTTCGGCAAAACTACTTGGTTTTGTTTCAGCAAACATTGAAGGTTTTGCATATTTGATGCCGTAACCATCATCATCTGCAATTGTTGATGGAGTAAAACTAGAATTAGGATTAATTTCTACGTGGTACATATCTTTAGACCCGTGTGGCCGGTGAAAGCCAACTTGTTCTAATAATGTATCAGGCACCCTTGGGTGAATATCAATTGCGTTGCCACCTTCATGACGGCTTTTGCCTGGTTCAGCTACCAAATTAGGATTTTTAAGACGGTCCAAATATAACTGGCGTTGTTGTTCTCTAGTTCTATATCCGCTAGTAATTGGTAAATCTTCGCCTTTAGGGTTTAACTTGGTATCAGCCTTAAATAAATCTGACAATATAGACAATCTTTCCTGAATATCAGGATTAAGGTTGCCTAAATTAATAGATGGTTTGCCTGTTTTTGTAGTTTCGATAACCGGCGAACTGCTTAAATCAACTGTTACAGAAGATTTTTTTGGGCGGCCAACAAACGATAAACCAGGCACATCATCTAAAATTTCACTCATTTGTATGAACCTTCAACTAAACGGTCAATTGCTTTTGCTTTTTTATCTAGTTCATCAAATTCTTTTTCTGACATAGATTTAGTCAATGATTCATAGCGTTGCTTTTTAACGGCTTCAGGATAATTGGAATCACGAATGTTTTGCAATTGGAATATACGTGAATCATAGTTAGAAGCCCATGCGCTTTGGAATCTATCAGCATTAAGTGCAGAATTGACTTCACCACGTTTTTCACGGTACTTTTTAAGCCCTTCAGCAAATTTGGTAGTTGCAGTAAATTGAGCATCAGCACGTTGCATAATGTCACGCAATGCTTCAGGGCTAATCGCATCACTACCGCTAATGGTTGCGGCATCGCCACGGCTAGAATCTGTTTTATTCAATCCCATAGTATTGGCGTTTTGAACCATCACACCAGCAATGTTTTTACGCAAAGTGTCTAAATCAGGTTGTGCCACAATAAGTCTTGCCCAATCTTGAGCAGTTTTGTAAGCACCAGCACCGCTTGCTTTAAAAGCAACTTCTTCTACTTTACGTACATATTGCTTGCCTTCTTCAGCGGCCATTGCATTTATTGGAGCATCTTTATAAACTTGTTTACCAGCATCATAAGATTTTCTACGTACTTCATCTAAATTTAAAGGATTAGCTGGACCGGTATAATTAAAGTCGGGGTCTTCTTTAATAAGGTCAGGCAATACTTTAACTTTTGGTGCGCTAGTAGATGGCATACCAGTAGTTTGTGGTTGACCACCACCCAATGGGCTAGTTGAAACAGTAGGTTGGCTACCCATGAATGAAGGTGTAGTAACAACACCAACTTTTTGACCGCCAACTTCACCAACGGTGGCTTTAGGGCTAAATTGATCAATCAATTCTCTAGGCGTTAATGATTCATTTTGATATTTCATCAATTCTTGGGGTGGAATTGGTTGATTACCAAAAGCTTTTAAACCTCTAATATGCCCATCGGCTACGGTTGCCAATTGTGGGTTGTATTCTTTTAATCTTTCAAAAGAAGCAATAACTTCAGGTGCCAATACTGGTCTGCCTTGCGCCGCCATTTGGCCATAATTGCCATAAATCGTAGCAAATTGTTGCCTATTGTCTTTGGCAAGTTCATTCATTGCACGATTAGTTTCAATATGATTTTTAGTCAAATCAGTAATATTTTTAGCAAATTCAGGACCAGTTAATGGTGCCATTGACATTAATGCTGGCAACTGTTTTAAATCAAAACTGCCATCAGGCAATTTACTGCTTTGATCTTTAGCAAAATTTTGAATAATAGGAATTTCTTTTTCTTTTTCTCTAGCAATAGCGGCTTGACGATTCAGAACGTCCATTTCTGCGCCGTACATACCAGCTTTCATAATGTCACCAAGTGACATTCCTGATTGTTTTGGGTTTAAATCTGCGGTAAATCCAGCCATAATTACCCTCTTTTCATCATGCCGTATAACATGGCGTAATTACTAACATTATTTAAAGCATTTCCATAAGCATTTGCTTGGCCCATTGTTCCGGCCGCTTGTGCATTACCGATGCTTGAAAGCATATTGCTAACGTTGCCGGAAGTGCCACCAGCCATATTAGCTACGGTTTGATTGGCATTTTGACCAACGCTAGTTAAAGCATTTACGTTGCTAACTACGTTTGTACGGTTAGCTTGATATTGGTTGAACGCATCGGATAAAGCGTTTCCAGCATAGCCCTGGGCAAATTGTTGGGCGCCTTGAATGGCATTACCACTAATTAAACCACCACCAGCATTTATTTGAGAATTTAATTGACCTTGGCCTTGTCTTAATCCAAATTCATAATTAGGCATTAAACGAGTTAAATCATTCATTGATGGTTGGTTAGTTAAATAACCGCTATCAGCTAATTGACCATAAATATTTGCACCTTTTTGGCCTAAATCCATATATGGTTTATTTTGAGCAAACACATCGGCATACAATTCTTTATTGTAATTAATGCCTTGTTGGGCAGATTGACTGTATTGGTTAGCCGCTTTACCAGCCGCCTGGCTTTGCATATATCCACCAACAAGAGCAGTACCGCCTACAATTGTGGCCGTAACTGGGTCATTTCTTTCACCGTAAGCTGGTCCACCAGTTGGATCGCCAATAGGATATTCCGCTGACATAGCTTTTGTTTGGGCACGGCTTAAATAGACTTTTTTATACATAGTTACACCTATCACATTTAAGGTAGATTTTACCTTTTTCCTGTTTAAATTCAATAAA